TAGGTGGCGTCAGGAGCCGGGGCGAACTCGATTATGGGGAAACCATAGTCCCGGTTGGCTATACGCCAGCCAGCGGGCTTCCCGGTGACTGCGGAGGTTATATAACCCTGAGCAAGCGCCTTGAAGCTTTCATCGTCAAATTGGGGGATAACCTTGCCGTCCGAGTCCTTGAGAACCGTAACCCGGTCCATGGTGTCCACGTTTACCGGGGACACGCGGTAAATGGTGCGGCCGCTGGAGATGGTGAAACTGCCTTCCACCTTGAGGTGGTCGAAGATGTTGGAGGCCGGGAGCATTACCGTCAGGACCGTGTTCATTTTGGCCAGAATAATCTTGGCCATGCTGTCGAGGATGGTGGCGCTGGCCGGCAGACGGAGTTCGGTCTGCACCGAATTTACCACTTCAAGGACGGTTTTGGACTTCGGAGAAAAGATTTCCTTGGTTATGACCTGATAGTTGGCGTCATTTGAGTCAATGACCTTGATTTCGTAAATGCCACCCTTGGTGGGGGTAATCCCCCCCGTTCCCGTATAAAACCCCTTGTCAGAACCTTCCGTAAACGGAATCTGGCAGGCGGCGATCTCAACCGCCACCCAAACCGAGTTCGTCTGATCCCAAAAAAGACTGGTCTCAAGGTCTTTAATTACGGCCTTGAGGGTCTTCCCGGTAGGGGCTTTATACGTGAGAGGGTAGGCCATTTATTTCACCGGCGCGGCGGGTTCGTCCACGGGCTTAGTGCTTATGGCGAAGCGGCCGACTTCCTGAGTCGTCACCTGCGCCTGTTCGGCGGATCCGTTGGGGTCCACCTTCACGGAGTATTCCGTGATTTTGGCTTCTTCGAGGGCCGAGATGAAGCAGGGTTCGATGGGGAACCACTTGTCGCGGGGTATCAGGCGGTTGACGCCGTTGACCGCTACGAACACGGCTGACTTGTCGCGCTCGGTGGAGGATATCTTTATCATCACTTTCTTCTCGCGCTTGAGCATTTCTTTGGTCAGGCTGGAGGAGTTGGACGAGTTTATCGGGGTGTTCTTCATCTGCGCGGGGGTTGACTTCGCAAGGTTGACGGGCGCGGCATTGACCGGCGCCGGTTCAAGGGCTTCTTCGTTGGCTTCTTTGTCGTTCATGGGTATGCTCCTATCTATAATTTAACTTCACGAAAATTATTATAGCAGAAAAGCCGCCCCGGTCAATAGCCCCGAGGCGGCGATCTGTCCGTTTAGCGGAACGCCTTGAAGTACAGCACGTCGGCCGCCGTGTTCAGAACGGCGTCGGTGCCGATGGTGAACCCGGGAGCCACGGTGGCGGAGCCAGCGTATTCGCTGATACCGCCCGTGGTGACGATGGTCTTGTCACCGGCCGTCACCTGCTGTTCGCAGGAAGCGGCGGCCATGCCCTTCTGCCAGTTGTGCTGGCTGGGGTTGGTGAAGTTGAATATCTCCACGCGGCTCGGGATGAAGCCGAGGGGGACATTCAGGGCGGCCGCGTCGGTGGCGGTCACTATCTTGCCGGTCACTACGTCGGACGTAATGCTCGGGTTGCTGTTGATGGTTATTACGGGAGCGACTGTTTCTGCCATGGTATTATACCTCTCTAGTTTAGAATCCGAAAGCCGGGGAGCCAGTTACGACTCCCCGGCCGTTGGGGGTTTAGCCCTTTACAGCGACTTCCACGCGAAGGAGCCACGCGTCATTCAGAATGACGCAACCGTTCCAGCCCTTCCAGCCCTGCGAACCGCGCTGGGCGAGGGGGTCGGAATCGGAGGCGCTGGGGTTGCTGATAAGCGTCTCCATGGCGTTCGCGCCGGCAAGCGGCACGACACCGTAAGCGTCCTTGCTGATGACGATTATGGGGTACACGTCGGCCTGAGTGCCGCCGGTGGACAGGACGCCGTTGGTGGCCTTGAGGCCGCCGCCGTCAGCGAATGGGACGCAGTTGGTGTTACCCACGAAGCGGACCATGCCGAGGGAACCCATTTCGCCCGGGATGGAACCCATATTGACCGCGTACTCGGACACGTCTTTCCAGCCGGAACACCTTTCTAGGTCCGGGCGTAGGTCGGTGTGGCACACGCCGATGTAGGCCGAGGGGATGGGGAAGGTGTTTATCTTCGAGCCACCCTGAATCATCTCCTGAAGGTACTTGGCTTTCTGGGCTTCAAGTATGCGGACGGCGGTGCGGAACAGGTCCCGGGTGGGGACGGAGTTCACATCGGTGCGGACGGTGCCGTTGGCCAGCAGTTTGTTCGAGCCGGCTTTCAGGACGCCGAAGCGCATTTTGTCCATCATCTCGTCGGCCTGCTGACCGAGGGCTTCGATGTTGTCGTTCAGGATGGGGTCTTCCGCGATATCGCGGATAACGTCCGTGAACTTGATGAAGTCCCCGTACTGGTGCAGGGTGCAGGTGTAGTCCGTGTAGGACCTATTCTGACCGGCGGGAGTCACGCCTTCCAGCAGGACCACGGGGTCGCTGGACAGCGCGGCGTAGCGGCGGAAGGTGATGGTGGCGGACTTCTTCTTGGGAAGGGTCCGGGGCTGGCCCCAGCGGCCGAACACGTTGTTCGCAACGGCGCGCTTGAGCAGGTTGAGGTCGGCGTAAGCCAGAGTCCTCTGGGAGATATCAGCAATCTTCATAGTGTTTTTCCTTTATCTTTTCTTCGCGGCTTCCTGTGCCGCCAAAAACTCGAAGGCCGCTTCCCTGTCGTTAGGGTCAATGTCTTCAAGTTTTGTCGGCCTGCCGCCCGTCTTGGACACGGAGCCGCCACCGCGCACCATTGAAAGGTTGTCTTTGAGGCCCTGCTTTCGCTTGTCCTCGTCCGTCTTCATCTTCTCAGCGTCTCCGCTGGCCTGATGTTTCTTGAATTCCGTCAGGGTCATATTGATGTCCCGGGGGTCAAGAGACTCCATGGCCGCGTACTGGATTGCCGGAGACTGAGTTTTCACCCAGCCCAGATAACCCTCGCTGAAAGCGACTTTACGGAAGTCCGGGTGAACTTCGAGTATTTTAGGCTCGATGTCCTGCTCGAACTTGGACCGCGCTTCGGCCTGCTTTGACTGCGCCTCGGTGATTCTGTCGAAATTTTCTGCCTTGGAAAGAGCCTTGTCTGTCGTGCTGGCCAGAAGGTCCAGAACTTCCTTAAGTTCGGGGTAGTCTTCGCTGACCTTCTTGATTTTCTCGTCAAGAACTTTCCGGGTTTCACCGGCCGCCGCCTTGGCTTCGTCAACCTTTTCCTTGCTTGCGCCACCGGCCTTGAGCGATTCCACCTCTTTTTCAAGGGTGGCCTTCTCCATGGCAAGTTTCGTGGCCCACGCTTTCGTGTCTTTGAGCGCTTTGGCTATGCCTTCGTCTTCCGACTTGGCACCCTGTTCCGATTTCTCGGTCTTGGGTTCACCGGCGCTCGGCGCTTTACCTTCTTCGGGGGCAGGAGTTTCCTCTTTCTTACCGGACTCCGGGAGGGCTTCCTCTTTGGGCGTCGCTTCCTCGGGCTTATGCTCGGGGACGGCGCCTTCGGGATTGGCTTCCACGGCGGCAAGTTTGTCGAATTCTGCCTGTCTCTCAACTTCCAGTTCAGCGCTTGTCTTTTCGGTTTCCATTACTTTCTCCTTGGGCCGCGTTAGCGGTAATCCAAAATCAGTAAAAGTATAACAGACTGTTATTGACGTGTCAATAGCGCCCGTTAATCTTCACCCATTTTCTGAGGGTTCTCTATCTGCTCCACGAATCCAGACAACTGCTCTAGTTCTCTGGCGGCTCCTTGAACTCTCAAAAGTTTTTCGTGCGAGTCGGTGTTGACGCACTCTATGGCCCGGGCCTTCTTGCGGGATTCTATCTCGGCCTTTAATGCCTCAAGAATGTCTATCATGCCATGGCCCCGGGCTGAGGTTCCTGCTGAGGCGCCTGTTCCTGCTGAGGCGCGCCCTCCTGCGGAGGCATGGCTACCCCGGCCAAGCGGCGGGGGTCCGGCTTAATCCCGGCGGACTGTAAAATCTGCAACTGCTCGAAGGGCGTAAGCAGGGGGAACATTTTGTCCATGCTTATCTCAGGCTTGGTCTCTATGGGGTTCTGCGCCTGACGCTCGGCCATCATCTTCTCAATCTTCTGGATTTCCTGTTCGGACTTGACGAACTTGGAAAGGCCCAACTTCTCTCCCATGGCCTTGAGGATTTCGCGCCGGCGAACAATCATCTCGTCCTGTGGGTTCTGGGTAATCTGGAGGAACTTTATCATGTTCTCCACGATAATTTCCCGGGCCATCATAGCCATCGTCCCCGTGGCGCTCACCTTGAGAGGAATGTTGAACTCGGCCGGGTACTTGCCGAGCATGGAGAAAAGCGCGTCAAGCCGTTCTATCACGTGTTCGATAACGTTTTCGTCTATGTTTTTCAGGAACGGCTTGAGGTTCACGTTGGCCGCTCCCATTATCATGCTCATGCCTTGAGCAGTTTTATTGAGGTAGGAGCCAGCGTCGGAACCCTGAGAATACTTGGGGATACCGGATTCCTCGTCGGATATCCGCATGAACATCTCAATCATGTCCTTGATTCCGAAGGTTATGTCCGGGAAAACAACGGAGTCTATGGCCTCTTTGACGGTGGCGTTGCCCTTGAGGAAGAAGGTTTTTCGGGGGTAAACCTTGGCGTCTCCGGTCTTGAGCCAGTTGATTTTATCGTCATGGACGGCCAGACAGCCATTTCCTGACAGCGCCTTGTTGTCTATGTACATACGGGCACCACTGTTGACCATGCTCTGAGAGTCGTCAATCAGGCCGGCTATGCTGTTCTTATAGACGCTGTTGGGAATCTTCTTGACCCCGAAGACCATGAAGGGCCGGTAGCCGAAATAGTTGTAGCGCGCCTTGATGATGAAGTTGGACCCGGCCAGAACCATGACGACACAGGCTTCCACGTCTTCGTCGTCTCCGATGTTCTCGGGGACTTCGGAACCAAATTCGCGTAGGTCCCGGACCCGGACAAGGCCGTGGAACTCAAGGACGGGAATTTTGTTGTCCTTGATGGCCGCGTGTGCCATGTACTTATCGCCCAACTGCTTAAAAGTCTTGTCGTTCTCGTCCGGGATGGAGGTCTTGAGGATATTTATGGACTCTCTGGCGGCCGCCATCTGGCCCTGATCGTAGCCCGGGTCGTCCATGAGGTCACGGAATTCCTGCGGGAGAAGGCGTTTGTAGTGGATTTCACCTATGGAGCGCTTGCCATTCTTGGCGTTGCAGTCCACGTAGTAATCCCAGAACGGGACGGTATCGAAGACGTACTTCTCCACGTTCTCCGTGACCACCATGAAGGGGGATATGCCCGGGACCAACTGCTCGGCCGGCATACCGCCGAGCATACGGCGCTTGGCTACCGGCTGGCGCTCGGAAATCATTATCGGCCCCTTGATTATGGCGGCCGGGAAGATGGTGGCGTCGAGTACGCCGTCGTCCAAGGTGTCAAAAAATTTGATGTACTTGAGGTAGTCGGCTATGTAGTTCTTGCGGAAAAGGGCGGCGGCCTCAATAACTTCACGCGGAATCTGGTTGTAGTCCAGATTCTCAAGGGCTTCCAGTTCAAAAGGCACGTCCGCGCCGAGGGCGTCCATAACCTTGGCGTGGGCGGTGTAACATTTCTGCTGGGTGAGTTTTATGAAAATGCGGGAGCGGTTGCCCTCGCCTTCCTTGTTGCGCCACACTTTATTGGACTGGTACTGGCTGAGAAAATTGTTCCACCACTCCTCGGCTTTGCCCTCGTAAGGCAGGCGTCCGGTTTTAAATTCCTGAAATAAATCGGTTACGTAAGAGGATAACGCGGAGCCTTTCTCCGTCGGGGGTGTGGGGTTTGAGTTTTGTTCTTCCATTTTTCCTCTGTTAATTTATAGCAGACTTGGATTGACGTGTCAAGACTTTAATATCCCGCAACGTCATCCACCACGTCGTCTTCTTCTCCGCCATGATTGTCGCTATCCTGATTGTCCCGGTTATAATTCGCTATCGGCAGGGCGAAGGTCATAATGTGCGCGTCGGCTATGTCGGGGGAACCGTTACACTCGTCACCGCCGGTCTTCTTGAGGCGTTCCCGCATTTCATCCTTGGACTCCACCTTCAACTTTCCACCTTCAAGTATGCGCGCCGTGGGGGTGGACAGTTCGCCCACGAGGTCATTGTCCTCGTTGTCCCAAAGTTTACCGCGCCCGGCTTCCAGCCAGTCACGCATTTTACCCCAGAGTTCATCACGGAGCCGGCTGTACTTCTCCGGGAATTCCATGGAGATGGTCTCCGCGCTGTTCACCGGGATTACCGGGTATCCCAACTGCTTAAGGCGGTCAAATACGCCACCGCCTACTCCGATGGTGTCTATGAATATGGCCTTGGGCTTCTCTTTGTCGGCCTGCGTGGCTACGTCTCGGACCACCTTCATGGTGTCATTGTAACGCATGACGTGGTAGGGGAGGAATTGGTCCCCACGGCGCTTAGCCAGAACGCTCCTGTCCCGGTTCAGGGAGCGCGCCACGTCCACGCCATAGACCAAATCGTACTGCGTATAGGGGAAAACTGCCCGGTCCCGGGCCGCCTCGGCCCAATAAATCGGGATATAAGTGTCGTCGTCGGCCAGCGGGAACTCGCCTTGGACGCGGATCCTGTAGAAATTGGAGTCCCGGCCGTACTTCTTCTCCATGCGCGCCGCGTAGCGCTGGGCCTCTTTGCGGAGGAGCGGGTGCGTTACGTCAAGGCAGGACCGGGTGAAGGTCTTGTAAAATTGCTTATCCTGATTAAAACACCTATGAAATTGCCCGTTGCGCCGGGTGGGGTTGCCGGCCAAAATGGTCTTGGTCTCCACGGTGCCGGTGGCGCCCTCAAGGACTTCCTGCGCGGCGTCGCTCACGCCCGAGGCTTCCTCTATTATTCGCAGGACGTAGGCCCCATGGAACCCCTGCAAAGCGTCGGTGTTATCCTTGGTGGCGGTACGGGCGGCCGCGTAGTTGCCGGCCGGGTTCATCAGGTTTACGATGGTCTCTTTCTTCCACTCAAGGTTGTTAGCGAAGACCTTACCGATGGGCGTGCGCTTCATCATCTCTATCTGGCGGGACATTTCCGCCCATAGGATATCCTGCAACTGGTGTTTGCTGGGCGCCGTACAGGGAATACGGCAGTCCCCTACTTCCGTGACCATGCCCCGGGTGGAGAGCCAATGAAGGGTGGCTATGGCGAGGTCGGTGGTCTTACAGGTGCCGTGGCCGGCTTTGATGGCTACGTGGTCGTGGTGCGCCAACGCCTTCTGGAACTCCGTCTGCATGGGGTCGAGGTGTTCGAATCCTATAGCCTCATTGGCAAAACGAACCCTGTCGTCCCAGATTTCTCCGACGTAGTTCAGGAAGCCCTGCTCGCCTAGTTGGGGATTCATGCAGTTGTCACCCACAGGTGTATGCCCGGCTTGGCTCCTAGGCGCTTAAAGCAGACCAGATTTTTAATGTGTTTATCGTCTTTGAAGGGCATAGGAGGGATGGCTTTCTTATTGGAGAAAATAGAATCGAGTGCGAGCTTAACGAGGTTGTCCACGTCACTATCTTTCTGGTCTGGTGACAGTATAAATTTAAAGGCTACGCTATAGGGAGTTTCCACGTGAAATCTTTTCTGGAGGAGGACCTGATTCAGTATGTGCTGGCGCGCTTTCAAGGTCTGACTCGGGGTGAAGGCCCACGTCTTTCCGCCCCGGCTCATAACCCGGGGGCGCTCGTTGGGGTAGGGATTGCCCGGGATCCAAAAATGGTGAATCTTGGCGCCCGGAGATTTCAGGAGTTGGTCGAGAACCATGTCTTGAAAGTAGTCCCCGGTGAGGACGGTCTCTATCACAAGGCTTCCTCTTTGAGCGAGTTCTTCTCTTTGGCCTTCGCCTTGGCTATGGCCTCGACGGCCTTCTTCATGTCTATGCCGTCACGCTTGGTCTCCTTGGCCTTTTCCTTGACGTCACCGATGGCCTTGTCGAAGACCATTTCCTTCCACGTCTTCGCGGCCGTGACGCGGATATTGACCGAGACCGGCATATCCACTTCCTCATACTCATAGTGAAATTCTTTCTTGTCCTCGGGGTCGTCGTAGACCTTGACCTTGACGGCGCGCTTGTCCCGGTAGGAGTCGTCGAGGGACACGGCCTCCAGAAAGTCGCAGACCTTGGAAGCCTTCTTTAGAGACCGGGATTGGCAGAAGGATTTTATCTCCTCCTCGTCCTTGTTTTTTTCTTCTTTATCGGCCATAAAATTTAGACGGGGGAGAGACTTGAACTCTCAGTCCTTCAACCAGTTTTTAGGCGGCCT